ATCTCCTTGCGCCAGTAGTTTTTACTGTCACAGGCCAGCACCATTTCACCATAGGTATTACCAAATTTTTTCTTGTAGCCACGAATGCTGTTCAGGATCATGTGCCGAATCAATGGAACATTGATCTCAACATCGGTTCGGCCGCCGAGTTCGGCCATGAGATTGCTAATAGCAGTCTGACTGTAATCAATTACTATCACTTAGAGACTCCATAATTTCGTTATAAATTTCATCATTGGCTACGGATCGCAACCGGTCTATGAGTATGCTTTCCAGAGCCAAGATCTTGCTGGGCTTGTATCCAGCCATATGATAAGCTCTAAAGTAAAGTTTGTCAAGATCCAAATCCATGGCAATGCTATATTCTTCCAAGAAGTAGCGCCAGCTTTCGGTCATGGCATCTTCGGCACTGGGCACTCGACGTTTGATCTTTCTGAGGTGACTCAGAAACCTTAGCCGCATGCCTCCGGTGTTGGCCGTATTGCTCATGCCAACATAAAATGCTTCATTGTAGTCGTGTATGACATAAACGCCGCGACCGATGAGGCTGTTGATGTTGCCACGGCGATCGCAAAATCTGAACTCTACGTAGCTAGGTTCTGATATGTTCAGGTAACCGCAGATGTCTTGCACACTCTTGTCAATGAACGAAGGTCCAGCCAAGGTTGGGCCCATTATTTTATCACTCGTAGTATGATGCAATCTGCATTAACAATGCCATTGGGGTTGGCGGCTTTGGTGGTCAGGGCCTCCATGAATTTACGAAGCTGCACCTTGCCAGCGTTGAGAATTTCTTGTGTCTGGTCAGCAGGCTTGCGAAGGGTGCGCATGTCACTCATGTCGGGATCGTAATTCTGCAGCCTGGTTCCTTTGCACTGCAGACCCTGACCACTGTCGGTACGATACACACTTAGCTTCTTGGACTTGACATTATAAATCCAGGCCTGGCTGGCTCCAATGATTTCTACTGGGCTCACGCTGTTCAATTTAAGCTCGGCATGTTCCTTGAGATACTGGAGCTTGGCAACCTGCACCGTAGGCGGCTTAGCCTTCTTGGGACGAGGCTTGCGATTGGCCTGCTTGAATGCTGCGTACTTGTTCAATCCCTCGATCATGCCAGCCAGAAACTTGGCATAGTCCTTTTGATGTTTCTTTTTGAGATTGCTATAACCTTCAACCAGGTCCTTGTCCTTGGCTTCGATGACTTCAATGATTTCACGAAGCTTGTTCTTGAGGAACTGTTCGATCTTAGGAGCATAGGCCTTGGGTATTTCCTTGCCTTTGAGGTCTGCTTCGATGTCGAAGTCTTTGCCTTCTTTGAGGAAGTCATCCAGGGCACCTTCGATGTTGCCCAGATATTCGCGAGCCTTGGCATCCATGCTTTCCTGAATGCTGGGCCGCGGAGTGGCCTTGACTGCTACAACAACTTCATTGGCCTGAAGTTTGGCATAGACTCGCATGTAGTCACGAATCTTATTTACATGCAAGTCCGAAAGTACGGCACCACGCTGATGTATGCGACACAACCATCCAAAGGTGGGTGTTACCTCGCCTCGTGCCTTGTCAAAGCCTATGAGGCTTTCGGGCATGTGCTGCTTGATCCAGCTACGAGCAAACTTGGTGGCATCTTTGCGATCCTGTTCGGCATGATACCAGCTTAGAGCTCGCATGAGCTGAGTTTGGTAACCGGACTCGCCAGCCTTGATGGCGACGGCATTAGGCTCAATGTCAACCTTCTTGACCTTGCGGGGATCTGCTACTTTTTCAACCATTGCGCTCTCCAAGAGTATAACCTAGCACAAAACTAATCTGACGCACGCTATCGAATCTAAAGCTTCGGAAACTGTCCTTGTCCAGATCCCAGACACTAATGGCAGTGTTGCTGAGCTGTCGTTCGTCACGCTTGTCTGTGGCAGGCAAATACTTGTCCTGAAGCGAACAACGCATCTTTCTCAAAGTACCATCGCGTTTGGTGAATTCAATGTTGACAATTTCAGACCTGAGCAGGCCATGAAGCCACTCCCGAAAACGAGCCTGTTCGGCTTCGTTCCAGGTAGTATATAAGGGAGCAGAAAAATCGGTCGCTGAGTTCATAATATGTTCGGGAATGATGTTATCAGTTGTATACGTTAGTGAAAATCTGACCAGAAGTTTTACCGTTGGCAGTTAATTTGGCAGGACCTTTGCGACCCCGTACAGTTTGGATGGAACCACCACGAGCCAGGAATTCCTGGAGTTCGCGTTCGGCTTGTTCGCGCACTTCTTCTTTGCTGCGAGCAGGAAATAAATTTTTCAATGCACCCATGTCAAGCTCCTTTTTTGGTTACAAAACTATTTATCATACCACGATTATAGCACCTTTGAATACCAGAGTCAAGCATAGGGTCTTTGTCTAAGAATGAGGCACTAGAGTGTGGCGATGAGGTTACCTTCGGTGTCTTTGATTTGGATGGTCAGGCCCTCTTCGGCTCGTAGACGTTCTGCCAAATGCCATGCGCTGTTTTCGCTGAGATTGGTTCCACGATTGACCCAGCCTCCGGTCTTGGATCGTTGTATGACATTATAGCCTATGGTTTGGGGGAAATGCAAAGCATCATCACCAGTATTACTGGATTGATCGTTGATATAAAAATACGCTGCAACGATGCCTGCTATGACAAGCACAATCAACGCAACAAAAAGAAATTCAAGTATGGCATCTATCATTTTGTGTCCTAGTGCAGATTACTGGTTTTGGTTTTTATGTAGGGACTATGACCCAGAATATGTTTGGTCATCATGGCATATTCATCGGCATTGAGTATGGTGCGATACATGCTCAGGGACTGCACCATCATGCAGGCTGCTACCAGCAGCGGTGGCATGTCCTGGTCAACCAGCAAATTTTCAATGAAGTCATGAAGGGCATCATGTATGTCTGAAGCTTGGTCGTCTGATTCCATCATGTTTCCTCGTTTTCAATTAGCAGCGAATTAATGTTGTCGGCTATGTCATAGCCCCACATCCAATTATTTTCATTGGCTTCATCCCATTCTTTGGAATCAGGATCGGCATCAATGTAATCTTCGATGCCATTGGCAAACCAATCTGCGAATATTTCGGGATCAATAAAACCATCGTCACCGACGACACCATGTCGAGTGAGAATGTCTCGAATCATTTCGATGTTGCTGGAACCATCGATGCAGGATTCAATCTCATCGTCGGAAAGTTTTCGTACATCAAGCATTTGATTCCTCGCGTTCTAAAACTTGTTCATAGATACCAAAGCACAGGTCCAAGTCATCGGGTATGGTGGCTAGAATTTCTTCGGAAGCCATCTGTGCATATTCATAATGATCCTCGACACCGTCTTCGTAAATACCGCAAAATGCCAGACCGGGCTCGTGATACATGAGATGTACTGCATAGCCCAAACTTTCCAGATGTTGAAGAAATTCTTTGGGATAGCTCCAGGGAGTATCGAATTCTACGATGATGCGGTCTTCGTCGCATTGTATGACCTGTATGTCATTTTCGGCGACGTCCCATTTAACGCCCCAGTTTTCTATGCTCCAGGCATAGTCCCATGCACCCGTAGGGTTGGGCAGAAATGCCGAAAATAATCCTTCGCTTTGCAGCGCCAGATTGAAACGTTTGATCTTTTCTGGATCATCACTGGTAACCGTAAGGTTGTTGTTGCACCAATTAGGCATGATTCATCCTTTTGCGAATTAGGTCGCCCAGACTTCCACCACCCTGAACATCAATATGATCTACAATCTTAGCACATTGATCTATGGTCATGGAAATTAATTTTTTGACTTCTTGATCGTAATCACTGCCCCAATCAATGTAGTCTGAACCAGGTCCCCAGGATTCATCTTCCCAAAAAACAAAGCCAGCTTGTTTGAGCAGTTTGAGTTCTGATGCTGTAAAAGTTTCCATTAGAATATCGCCGCCAATATACCTGCAAAATTAAGAGCACTAACAAAAAGGTTAAACCAACCCCACTTATTTTGACCTTGATCGAACTGAACCATAGCAGCCCAAAAGCACACTACAGTGAAAAAAGCATTCATGGTTACGCCAGCTATATCAAACATAACGGTTTTCTAGTTCTTTGATGACTGCTTGCATGGCACGATCCCAACCTTCATCTTCGCCCATCCATTTGATGGTGCTGAATTCTTGTTTGAGATCTTTGATGATGTTTTTGGTCAGAGCTGCAGGGAAGGCATCGCCGGGGTAGCTTAGATCAATGCTACGAGCCGATGCCTGGGCTAAGTTTCTTAGACGTTGGTTCATGGTAAGATGTTATAGCAGATGCCCTGAGCACTGATTTTCTTGACGACATTTTGTTGTTCTAGTTCTTGTTCAAGAAGTCTGAGTTCTTTGCGGTCACGCACCACAGGCTGATCAACTTTGAGTGTAATGAAGCGCTTTCTGTAGTTGATGTGTATGCCCTTGGCAGCATAGCAGAACTCTAGCCGCAACTTTAGGCGCTCGGCTTGCAGGCGTTTGCGATCTGAATACAGGCTGGCATTGACGCTGTTGCGCATGCGTGCATCCAGGTAGGCCCAGAGCTTGTTGCTGGCTTCGGTGTTGTCAATTTCTTGCATCTTCATGTCATTCTCCTTACTGTACTGCTATTCTAGCACCTTTGAATACCCGAGTCAAGCAACGGGTCTTAGAAGCACTGCGTAACGTAATGAGTAATGGCACCTGTGTAGTCACGAACTGGAGCCTGCCAGCATTGCTGTCGGTAACCCGAATGCGGAACATGCACATGCGGCTGGGGCTGGTACATTGGCTGCGGCTGGTGCTGCGGATACACCGGATAGTTCTGAACTCGAACTTCAGGCTGGCGGATGCTCAGATAGGTAATGGCAGCTACGCCTAAAGCAATGTTTTCGCTTCGCCCCCAGGCTTGGGCATCAGAAGCCACAAGAGCAGAGCTGGCAACTAGACTGGCAATGAGAAATTTCTTCATTAGCGTACTCCGGTACGATTAAGTTTGGGTTTGAGTTCTGAAATTAGCTCCCGCTCCAGCATGTGAGCTTCGGCTTTGCCACGTACAACGGCAACTATTTCATATTCGTGCGCTTCGGGACCATGACGCTCTATGCTGTTGCATAAAGGCCAGCCCTTGGCTTCGTTGAGTGCACGCCAGACGTGCTTTTGAATGCGGACTCGGAGGTCCTTGAGCCGCCAGCCTACGGTGATGCCTATGTAGATCTGGCGGGTTTTGGTGCAGGTAATCTGATAGACTATGTGTCTGCGATCGCTGCGGGCTTTGCGTTTTTTAATTTCCATGCTACGATTATAGCACCAAACAAAGCCCCTGTCAAGTCAAGGGGTATTCTAAAACTACAAGCAAATCAATGACTTACATGACCTGCGGTTCGTTGCCGTTTTTGAACCCCCAGAAACCAC